GTTCGCCTTTTTGTTGCTCGGCGCTTTTCCGCAGCATTCGCAAATAACCGGCTGCGGTCTCGTAGCTTCCGGCAATCCGCGGTATTTTCTGTGCCGGTCTTTGCGTCGTTTACGAGACTCTTCGTCCTGATAATACGACTTCGACAACGCCCGATATTTTTCCGGGTTCTTGTCGTACGCTTTTCGGCTCTTAACTTTGCAACACTCGATGCACTGGCCGTCTTTGTACCGGCCGCCCGTGTGCCCGTGCTTGCATGGGTCACCCGGCTTCAGTTTCTTCATCGAAATTTTCCTCCGTCTCATCCATCGTTTTTGGGGCGAGGTGCGGAAGGAATTGTAACATCAACTGGGTGACACCACGCAGCGGCGTAGCCGTCAACATCAACAAACCGTCGCGGGTCATCAACCGCAATAGACTCTCGACGTAGATCTCGATCGAAGGTTCCTCATCGAGATGTATGACGTCTTGCGCCGTACCCTGAAACGCTTCGCGACCCTGGTCATACGACTTAAACTGCAGCGTCGACACACCACCGGTCGGAACATGACGCACATACACCGTTTCGTAAGCGTCAGGAATGCCGTGCTTCACCGTCGTGCGCAAGATCAAGTCACCCGGGATCATCCCGGTACCGCGCGCCGACTCGTCGCCGTACTTTCCGCACAGTGCGCTCTGCAAAATGTCTCGCGTGCTCTTGCCTGTGTCGCTCGCCGCCCAAATTTCAGTCGGCCTGTCAAACCGTTTACCAGGCCACCATTCCGGGTACTGGCCGGTCAAATGAAGCGTGTCTGCGTATGTGCCTGCAACAGTCTTGCCACTGCGATTCCCGCCGAAAAGTGCCACTTCTTGGCACGTTTTACTGAGTCGAAACCACTCCATCTGCTTCGGATACGACGCACGAGTCTTCTCATCGCTAAAGTAGGTCGCTATTCGATGCTGACTGAGGTGGCGGACCTTCGCCGCTATCGTCTCCATCGCTCTCAGCTTTGCTCGACGGTCCAGATTCTGAAAATTCTGCGTCAACAACGTTTGAAGGGAGGCTTTTCTCTCCTCCAAGGACGATAAGTTGCTTGACGAGCTGGCTAAACCTGGCGTTGAGTTGGTCATCAGTCAATTTTTCCGTGACGTTGACGTCCATCTTGAGTTTTTGCGCATACTCAGGCAATTTTGCCGTCAACACTCGATCCAACAACCGAGAATCGCCGTTTTTTGCGCGTCGAACGGCGACTTCGTCCAAAATTCGTTCGGCAAGAGGTGTCGCGTCGGCTATCAGCGCCGCAAATTCGCCGTTTTCCTGCAGTTCTTTCTGATACTGGTAGTTCGTGCATTGGATCGCGTCACGCGCGACACCCAAATCACCCGTATCGATGAACACTCGAGCCAAAATCATGCGCTTGTCTTCGGTCCACTCGAAATTTTCGTCGAGTTTGACCGTGCGACTAAGGCCTACGTCCTCCTCGAGCTTGTTCACAGCCTCGCGAAACACCTGCGAGTAGCTCAATCGAGCCTGAAACACCGCGCCCTCGAACCCTATCTGCCTTGCAGCGGCTTCGAAGTCCCGGGTTTGCGCGTAGGCCACGAGAAATTTCTTTTCTTGAGCATCAGGCTCAAGAGGGCGAGGCGACACCACCACCGGGCTTGCACTGGGTTGCGTAGTTCGTTGCGCATACGGCTTCGGACGGCTGGTGTATTCTGCAACACCCTTGCCTCCGATCGGTGGGTGACCGGCCTTGATGCGCCTGCAATCCACACAGTGCCGTGGGTTCGAAACGTACCGCGGCGCTTTGTGCCCGTGGGAGCAAACGTCGCCCACGTAGAACCACAGCCAGCCCCGCGCTTTCGCCTCAGCCATCGGCACGAACCGCGTCGGTAGGTGCTCGTAAAGATTTGGTTTCAAATCTTCAGTGAGCGGCGCTATCAGCGCAAGCTCGCGCTCGTTCAGTTCCGGATAGGTCACGCTCGAGCCCAGCTTTCAGCCCCGCTCATGAAGTTCCCATGTCTGTCGTAACCCGCGGGCTGCTGCCACATGAACGCATCGCTCTGCGATTCGGTCGGGTCGATAGAATAGATGCCCTGCTGCCACACCATGAGCAAATCACCGACATCCGGTAGCCCAAGGGACACAAGATCCTCCTCGCGAATGATGAACACGTTCCGCGGCGAGAACTCGACAACGTCGCCCACAGCCACCTTCATCGGCAGAATGCGGCCCGTTTCCTCGCCGTCTTCGAAGTATAAAGAGCTACCGAAATGGCCTTCCATCTGGTCGAAGCGGACTTTTCGCCGCTGTCGCCGGCCGTAGCCAATGGCGACCACAACACCCTTCTGCACCTCGATCCCCGGCGTTATCAGCGTCGGGTGAACGTAGGATAAGGGCTTCACGAGCACTCTGTCACGCAAAACGCGCAACCGGCTCCGAACTTCATCGAGCTCAGGCGACAGGATCATTCGATCACCGCGTCAGCGTCGCTGTCTTTCATCAGCCGAATCGGTACGCCTTTGTACACGCTCTCCATGCCAGTCGCCGCGCCGAACACAATCGTGTCGCCAATCTTGCATTCCGTCGCGTCGGGGCCCACCGCAATCACCTGGCCTCGAAGATTGCGCTGCCAATCTGGCAGCAGAATCTTGCCGCGCGGCGCGACCTCGGGCTCGACAGCGATCATCTCGCCGAGCAAACGCTGTTCAAACTTCACCATCGTCTCACCTTTGGTTACTAGCAATAGGGGCCGACGTGCAAGTCTTGAACGTGCATTTCCCCTAAACAGGAAGGGCGTCCTACGATTAGACGAACGTCGGCGAAAACTACAGAAGTTCGGCGACTCGCAAATATCGCGCGGCGGCGATGCAAAGATCCGAACTGTCTTTCAACAAACCGATGGCGCGATTACAGTGACCGCATAACCAACCGCGAAACGCGCCGTTTGCGTGATTGTGATCAAGATGCAAACACGTATCCCGATTCACTGGCGGCCCGCCACAAATTTCGCACGCTTGCGGTTCTGGCCTCGACGGCAACGGCAACCCGCGTAATTTACGCGCGGCCGCCGTGCGTTTCGCTTTGTTTTTCTGATGATACGCTTTACTGTTTGCAGCAACGCGTTTTCTTCTTTCCGGGTCCGCAAGAATTTGCTCGCGGTTTTTTAAATAGTGCCGTTTTTGCGCGGCTCTTCTTGATGCTATCGCTGCGGGCAAAGTCGGATCTTTATACGGCATCCACGTATTATATACCAGTTGGCGTCTGAATGGCGCAAAGGTTTATACAAGCCACGCCGGACGCGGTAAACGATGCGTTCGTGACGCTGTCGATTGCCGTAAACGAAAACGAAAACTGACACAACTGCGACCCTATGTACGGGTACGTCATCACCAGCTGCGACCCGGGAATCTGCAGCGTTTGACTTGCGCTCGTGGGCACCGACGTCGTCGCCGCGACCATGCTCACATCGTTCGTCAGGTCATCAAGCTGCCATGTGAACGACGTCGGCGTCACCGGGGTCAGTGTGTGGTCGACAAATTCAAGATCCAGGAACGCATCGCTGCCTGCGTACAGGTTGTAGTTGGCATAAGGCAAAATGGTTGTACCATTGAGCCCCCGGTTGCCAATCGCGCTCGACACTAGTTTCTAATCCAGGACACGTTCGGCCGAATTTGCGCCACGATCAGCATGCCCTGTCGAATCTGGGAAATGATAATCACCACATCATCCCTTTCTTCGGAACCTTTTCACCGGTCGTGCCCTTGAACTCGCGCGGCTTCTTGCTCATGAGCACATGGTTCGCTCGCGCGTGAATGTTCTCGTGTTGCTTCGAGGTCATGCGACCCTCGACCCAATCCTGCGTCGCGCGCACCTTAGCGTCGCGCGCATGGTTGTGGGTGCGCTCGATCGGCGTCGGCTCCGCGGCTGAAGCCAACTCGCCATGTTGCTGTGCCGGCTCGGTCACCGACTTTTCGGCTTTGGTCACTTTGTTCTTTTTCGGTTTGACCGCGCGCTTTTTGTCCTGCGCCGGAGGTGTCTGTGCATCGAACAACGGACCAATCAACGCGCCGAGTGAACCTGCCATGTGTCATCCTACCTTGGGTGTCGTCGGCACTTGATATGCCGGAGTCGCCTGGCTCAACGGAATATTGCCGTTTGCCAGGGCAGCCAAAACTGAAAAACCGGATCCGTATACCGCGTTGTCCGGAGCCGCGCCTGTCGCCAGGTTTGTTCCCAAAGGAACCGGCGCACTGACCGCGGTCACGCCGCCACCGCCCGCGCCCCACTGGTCATACCCGTTGCCGGCCACCGGAGCCACGCCCGCGGACACCGCAACGATCACGTCCCCACCAGGAGGCAACGAGGTGCCCGAGGTCGGGTTCTGGCTGATGACCGTGCCGCTCGACACCGTGCTGCTGTAGCTCGGCTGTAGAGCCGCCGTAAGACCCGCCGCAGCAATCGCGGCCAACGCCGCGGTCTGCGTCAGCCCCACAACGTTCGGAACTGTCGCCATTACTCAGGGCCGAACATCAGCGTGTGCCAAACGTCCTTGAGCCATTGCCAAAACGATTTGGCAGCCGGTGCCGGCTGCGGTATCGTGTGCGGCTCGTGTACGTCACTGACGTACGGCACCAGCGTACCGTCGACCTTGAACGGCGTCGTGCCGTCCCACTCGACAAAATTTACGATCTTGCCGTCAACGATGTGTGTGTATTTCATTAGAAGTACGTTATAACGACGACCAAACCCCCGCCGCCCGCGCCGCCAACCCCAGCAACGCCGGTAGTAAGAGCGCTTCCACCGCCGCCACCGCCACTGCCTTGATAGCCTGCACCGCCCGCGCCTCCGGTAAACGTTGATATGGCGGAACCGCCGCCGCCGCCACCAGCGCCCGGCGCCCATATCGGTTGCGACACCGTACTTCCGTTGCCTCCGGCCCCGCCGTTTCCACCGGAACCCGCGGCACCGCCGCCAGTTGACGTGGTTGTATAAGGCCCAATTCCTACGCCCCCGGCAGTCGTTGCGCCGCCGGATGTAACGCCGCCGCCGGTAGCGCCACCTGATCCGCCAGCACCAACATACGCATAGTTTGAATTCACGCCAGCCGCGCCATTAGCGCCACCGGAGCCGCTTGCGCCGCCAACGGCAATAGCTTGATTGCCCTGCACGCCCGCGCCGCCCGCTTGGCCGCCGCCGGAACCTGCAGAACCGCCTGTCGAACCTGAACCGCTGCCTCCGGCAGCACGAGACCCGCCGCTTCCGCCGCCGCCAGATACCGCGTTGCTTACCCCCGGTGCACCGCCCCCGCCGCCGTATGCACTAATAGTGGAAAATGAACTAGTACCGCCAACACCGCCAGCACCCGCTGCAGCACCCGCCGTGCCCGCCGCCCCCACGGTGACCGATTGAGGCGAAGTTAGCGCGCTCGAAAACAATCCAACAACTTGTGCGGCGCCGCCGCCGCCGCTGCCGCCACTATTGGAGGTAAGATTAGCGGTTGTAATGCCGCCGCCACCACCACCACCGCCGCCAATGCAGATAACTTGCACCGCTTTGTAATTTGACGCTACCGCGGTCCACGTTCCCGACGCGGTGAACGTCTGAATGTTTATTGCAGACACGTTGCCGGGCGTAGTAAGGCCAAGCATCGTCTGCACTTGGCTCACCGTCAGGTCTGCAACGTTTGCAGTACCTGCCGTATTATTGCCAAGCAGCGTGTTGGCCGGAGCCTGGGCCATGCTCGCCAGCGGCAACCAGTTCGCAACCGTGTTCAACATGGTCTCGAGCTGCGCGATGGTAATCGCGGCAACGTTTGCTGTCGACCCACTGTTGTTCGCCAAAATCGTGTTCGCGCCAATCTGCGCGATGTTTGCCAACGGCAACCAGTTGGCGACCGTGTTCAGCAGCGTCTCAATCTGCGCCACCGTCAGCGAGGTCACGTTCCCCGTGGAACCGCTGACATTGCCCAGCATCGTGTTGTTCGTGATCTGAGCGATGTTCGCCAACGGCAGCCAGTTGGCGACCGTGTTCAGCATCGTTTCGACTTGCGCGATCGTCAACGCGGTCTGGTTGGCCGTGCTGCCCGTATTGTTGCCGATGATCGTGTTAGCGGCAATCTGCGACAAGCTCGTGAGTGGCACCCAGTTCGCGATTGCGTTCAACAACGTTTCGACTTGCGCAATCGTCAGGTCTTGCTCGTTCGCCGTCGACCCGCTGTTGTTGCCTTTGATCGTCGCGGCCGGGGCTTGAGCCAGCTGGCTATTCGAGATGCTGTTCGCGGCCGGCGTATACTCGATGTCGGTGGTCGGGCCGGTCGGGTTGGTAACCGTGATCGTGCTCGACGTAATGTTCGAAATCGTGCCGGTGCCGGCGCTAAAGTTGGCGGTACCGACCGCGGTCAACGTGATCGGTCCCGCGCGGCCGCCTACCGTAACCGCGTAATCTTGATACGATCCAACCGCAATCGTCGAAGTCCCGTTGATCGTGACGCCGGTAGCGCCGGTCAACGTGATAGCTCCAGCACTCGTGTTGTTGTTGATGAGCCTCAGTTCATACGAAATGTTGATGAACTGAGAAATACCGGGCGACGGCTGCCTCGGTAATCCTCCATCACTACCCCCGGCAAAATAGCCCTGCGCGGCCAACTGCTGGTACACGCAATTCTGCAGTCTCGAAATGATGTTGCCCAGCGTGTCGGTCGTAAACGACTGCGCTGTCGTTTGACCGGAGAACTGCACAATGCACCACCGAGCGCCCGCAATAGCGGCCGCAGGCAGTGTGCCACCGTTCGACGTGATCGAGGTGTTCTGGGCCTGCGTCAGCAGACTCGTCTGATTGTAGATCGAGTCTGTAAACGCACCGAGGAACGTCATTACGTCCCGCCGATACCCGGGGTCACTTCAAACGCGGCTGTGCCGATGAACCAGGACCCGTACGGGATCTCGAAGTGCTCGACCTGATTGGTGGTCATCCCCATCGTGTTCATCTGCGGAGAACCAACAGCCGGCGCAGTCGCCGTGACCGCGGACGTCGAGCCCCACGAGATGTAACCGTTCGCGGTCAGCGACCTCACCCGGTACGTGCTGATGCCGCCCGGGTTGCTCTGCGGGCTGCCGCCCACCTGGATTGCGGACGTGCTCACGGTATACGTGGCGCCGATCGGTTTGAAAGTTGTGTCCACGCTCACTTGTACGACTTCCTCTTACCCATCACCCACTGATCGATGGCCGCGCCCGAGTCGCCGTTGTTGTTCTTGGCGCCGATCGTTTTGAACGACTGACCCGCGCCGTTGCGGTCGCGGTACGGCTCCACGACCTTGTCTCGAGGCAGACCGATGCCGGGTCGCATGCCCTTCGTCGAGCGCTTGGCGACCGCAGCCGTGTCCGCATCCCCGCCGCCGTCGCTGGATGCCGGGGTGTTGGTCGTAAACGCTCGACCCTTGACCCAGTTCCTGGGAATCGTCTCGGGAGGCGGCATTGCCTTCGTGGTCGACTTGACCTTGCCCTTCGCTTTCGCGTCACCTATTGCCATCAGAATTCTCCGGATTTGGCGAACGACGTGCGAGACGCCCACGCATCCGTGGACATCTTGCGTTCCTTACGCTCTGCGCGATTACGCGAGCCTTTGGATCGGCGCGCGTTTTGAGCGGGCGGCGCCTTACCTTTCGGTAAGCGCGCGGTCGCCATACTTGTCGCCGGAATTCATGACAGCGTCCTGGTACATGCTGTGCGCCTTGTCGGTCACTTCGCTGTGCACGGATCCGGAATCAGACTGATCCATCCGATCGCTTGCCGCCGTCCGTTCGGCGACCCGCTTGTTGCCGGGCAACCGCGCATTCTTATCGCCGTACGTATCCTCGACGCCGGCTTGACGACCCTTGACATAGGCTTCGCCGCTCATGTTCGCCTTCTCTTTGCCCAATCCGCTACCTTTCGCCATGTGAATTTCCTTTATGCAAGAATCGCCCGGGCCGCCCCAGGATCATTACGACGGCGTGCGCGGGACCGTCAGCCACGCGCCTACCGTCGTCACTGTGAATGTGGCCGATGTGCCGGCCGGCATCGACAACGCCGCGTTGGCCGCGCCGCTGTTGATCGTCTCACCCGTCGCCGGGAACACGCTGCACGCGCCGGTCGACGTGTTGTGAACGATGATCTCGAGACCCAACGCCGACGCCGGCAACGTGGCCGCAACCGCACCGGTGCCGGTGACGTTGTTCAGCATGCTGACGATGGGCGTGCCGGCGTTCTGCGTGATCGTCGTGGACCCGGCCACGTTTGCGCTCGCCAGCGTCTGCAACCCCAAGCCCTTCGAAAACCCGGTCGCGAGGCCGTTCGAGTACCACGCGCCAGACGAATGACACGTATACAGAACCGAGCTGTTCGCAATCTGAGTCACGCCAACGCTCGACGTCTGGTCATCAACCGTATCGCCGTTCATGCCGAACACCTGGATCGGGTTCGACGCATGATTGATGATGTACACGGTCAAGCCCTTCGAACCCAGCACCCCGCCACCGGGGTTGTTGCCGGAGGACACGAGAGCGGTTGACGGCAGCATGACCCCGGACCACGGCGCGCTCGTGTTCGCGGCCACCGTCACACGAGACATTTCCGACTGCAGCAGGTACGCGTTTGCCTGCGTCGTGCCGCCGGCCGCTATGTTGTCCTGTGCCGACTCATACAGAAGCTTGAACAGCCCCAGTATGATGTTGCCGGACGTCGGATCGTCGCAGAGAACCTGCGGCCCGGCCACGGCTTAAACGCCGCCCGAGCCGATGTTCTGGAACGTGAGCGAAGTCGGGCCGGTCACCGTCACGAGGTACGCGCGAGACGTCGCGATCGCAATCGTTGCGGTACCGGTGATCGTCACGCCGGTACCGCCGGACAACGTGATGGCGCCGGACGACGTGTTGTTGTTGATGATGTTCAGCTCGAAATTGAGGTTGAGCAAGTTGGGCACGCCCGGGGCCGGAGCCCCCGACGTCTGCAACTGGTTCAGCGCCTGCAGCTGCGTGTAGACGCAGCTCTGCAACCGAGCGATGATGTTGACCGCGGTATCGGTCGTCAGTGCAACCGCCGTCGTCTGACCCGACTCAGCAAG